CGTCTGTTCCAGTCGTAATCGTGAAAGACCCCTTTGAAAGGACCTCTGGGATAGGTTTTACAGACTTTACAGGAGTTACTGGATTACCTGCAGACAGACCATTTGCGGCCACCGCAGACACGCTGAATTCTTTGCCCTGCGGTCCGACAATCGTAATGCCATCATTAAGGACGGTAGCCGTGTACCCGCCAGTTAGACCTGTCTTAACATAATTCAGGAATCCATTGATATTGACATGGGAGGGTCGGAATATGCCAGTAACCCAATCATCTACGATTACTCCATCGTAAAAAGCGTAACGATTGCCGTCTGAAAACTCTGCGATGACGAACGGCTTTCCGCTGTAGGTCGTGAAAGACACCAACTTTGTCATCGGAAAGATGGTGTCTGGGTGCTGCAGTCGTCGATACTGAATCGGAGACGGAACAGACAGATTCTGGCTTCCGAAGGTGAACAGTTTATTACCGCAAACATTCAGGCCAAAAGTGCCCGCTGGCAGGGTCCTGTATAACTCGAAAATCTTACGCTTCTCTACCTCTCCGCCACGAGTCACATGGGCGTTACGCAATTCCACCACAGACCCAGGCTTGGAGGTAAGGATATGCCGCCTCGTATCGAGCCCGCCTACGAAGTTCTCGATTACAAGATAGGCCATATCAAGGGTTGGGGTTCGGCATACGACCGCCAATCAGGCCGTGGTTGTGGTCATTATTGATAAGACCGCCGCCAAAACGCACGATTTCGTTCTTAGAATTGAGGCCACGGAGGCGTGAGTAATGAGCATTGGCAAGGCCAAGTTTGGCGGGAGCATCCGCAGACTTGGTATTGGCAAGCATTTCAGACGCAGCGTACAGGACAATCAACTTGTCATCCAGTTCACAGACATCCGTGTCCATGACCAGAGGTTTGAGTTTCCTGATGCCAGACACCCGCAGGATGGAGTTAGACGCAGGAATCGGCCAGACTTCCAGCATGTTTTCCTCGTAATGACGCCACTTAAGCGGAGGGTCCTGCTTGATGCCGTCGTCGGAATCCATGAAGTTGTAGTCCTTCAGGTTCAGGCCAGGAATCACGGGACGCCAAGAAGCGGCGTACTTGACATTGGTGCAGATGATTCGGTCGTACGCAATCTGGGCGGGGAAGGCGTAATAACGCTGACCGTCCACCAGATTGATGTCTCGGTCAATCATCATGTTGGGCCAGTCAAAGTCGTACCATAGTCGCTCCTGCGTACGCTCAAGCAGCGTATTCATCGCATGGTGGGCGTTGGTCCCCATGGCAGGATTAGGAGAGGCACCGATTTCTGCACGGAGCCTGTCCCGAAGGAGCGACAATGTTACGCCAGAGGCCATCAGTTATTCATGAAGTTTTCGTCAACGGAAGCCTTCTTGAACTTCTTGACCTTGGTGGGCTCAGGTTCGACGGCGACATCATCGATGCCGATATCAATCAGCAACTTAGGGAGGGACGGATTCGCACCAGGGAACGCCTTGGCGACGACATCACGACCATAGATGTCAGACAGACGCTTGAGTTCAGAGGCGTTGTTGATGACATTCTCGCCTTCCAACTTCATGTTCGTCACGGAGCCAACGCCGTGGAGGGCGGACAGCAGGACGATTTCAGGGACGGAGATACCAGCCTTGACGACGGTGTTACCCATGTCTCCGCCGATAAGGATTTCGCAGGTTACGGTTTGCATAGGACCTCTAATCAATGGGACTCAGACAGAAAGACAACAAAAAAGGGGTCCCTTTCGGGACCCCCTGTATTTGTCTGTCAGACAGGTTTAGGCAACCTGGTAGACGGCACACCCGTTCAACTGGGTGGCGGCCATGCCACCAGTCCAGGTCATCGCACGGTAGATGACATACTGGTCATGCGGGCGGGCAGGGTTGTGGGTCTTCTTGTCTTCGCCGTCCATGACATACAGGTTGATGTTGGACTCATCGATGAAGTAGATGTAGTCCGACTTACCGAGGCTGTCGAGGGTGGGGTCGTAGACGAAGCGACCGACGCCACGCATGTGGATGTCAGCCATGCCGAGTTCCGTGGAGCCTTCCTTCATGAAGCCCGTCTGGGTGTAGGTACCCTTTTCGGTGATTTCGGCCTCAAGCAGAGCAAGGGCGGTCGAACCACAGAAGATGAGGGTAGGCTTACCACCGAAGCGGGTCAACTGGCGGACTTCAGCACGGAGGAACTTCGTCAGCGTCTGGTTGGCAGGGCTGGAGATAATCTTGTTCGCACCAGTAGCCGAACGGTTACGCCAAGCGGCGACATTCGCACGGTTGATACCGCCGACGGTGCCGACAGACGGATTGTCCGTGATGAAGTGCGTAACGCCCGTGATGAGTTTCGGGTCAGCGGTGCCGTCGCCCCAGAGCATCTCGTTGAACGAGCGAGCCCAGCCTTCGGTCATGTCAGCCAACTTGTGTTCCAGAAGACCCGTAAGGGCCGTCATCTCACGGTCGGAGTGCTTGGAGGTGGACGCACCAGTCGTGCTGTCGGTAACGGAGATACCGTCATGCTTGAGTTCCGTCAGGGAGACGGTGATACCAGCATGGATTTCCTTCCAGTTATATTCGACACGCTTCAGGTTAGCGGGGTTGTCGTAGGTGACGGTATCGAGGTGCGAGAAGCCCTTGATAGCGGTCGTGTAATCAAACACAACGGGGATGCTGATTTTACCCTTACCACCAGGGAAGGACTTCTGCTTCTTGGTAAGAGCAGCGAGAAGGGGCTTTTCCTGGATGGTCTGGGAAAACGGCTTCTGCTTGATGTAAAAATCAAGGGCAGCGGCAGCAATGTTTTCGAGTTCGGCGGTAGTGAAGGCCATAGTAGTAGTTAGTAGGTAGGTTAGTAGCGTGAAGCCGCAGTCCGAACGACATCGAGCAATGTCTTGGGCTGAGGCTGGGCGGAGACGGATGAAGACGAACTCGTCATGACGGTCTGAGAACGACGGGGAATGAACGACCGCATGCCCTCATTGACATCCGCATATGCTCTTTCGACCATAGCGATTGCCTCCTGAGTGCTGTTGGGAGTTTCATTGCCAATCATGACACGGACTTTATCCATGATGAACTTCTGCTTCGCTGAATAATCGGGGTCACGCTGTTTGATGTTACTTTCCCATGCCATAACCGCATCACGGACCTGCGTCTGCTTTGCGTTGTATTCCTGATTCTGTCGTTCAACGACACCCAGTTGCTGCTGTTGAGCAAGTAGGTTCGCTTGTGCCCTGGCTTTCGCCAGTTCTTTTGCGGACTCGATGTCCACATCTCCGTTGTCTACCCTCCGTGAAATATCTTCGGGAAGGCTTTCTCCAACAATCGGTGCCAATCGTGACAGATGGCCAGACAGAACCTTATACGCCTCGACGGGGTTGTGCTTAAGCAACGACATGACCTGAAAACCTTCCGCCACCTCTTGAGGTGAGAGTTGGTTCTTGACCATGTATTGTTCAACCTTGTCATACTGTTCCGCACGAGACTTAAACGAGTCCCGTTCAGACAGCAGTTCTTTCCATCGAGGATGGTTGTGGAAAGGTAAAACTTCGGCCTTCGGGTTACCAGAAGCGTCATCCTTGACCGCTTTAACTCCAGTAGCCGAATCCTCGGTAGTGACCTTGTCATTCACCGCTAGTGACGAATTAGCGTCGGGTTTAGCCTTTACGACGCCTTTGATGACATCGAGTAGGCTTGCCCGCTTATTAGCGTCAGTCTCCGCAGCAGACGAGGCTTGCGGCACATCATTAGCGTCTGAACTCTGGCTCGTGTCTGCAGACTGTTGGCTCGCAACAGTTTGTGCAGAGGATTCCTGAGTTCCGTAGTTTTCGGTATCGGCAGCAGACGGGGCTGCCTGAATGTTATCGTCGGGTTCCATTGGGAAATTTACTGTCTGCAGACACGCAGACAAAGCAAGACATAATTACATTCCAGGCGGAGCCGCATCAGTAGGGCGACCGCCAGGTGACCCAGGGGCCTGAGTCGGAGACGGTGCGTTCTGTGCACCCTGAGGCCCCTGGGAGTTGGGGTTATTCAAGCCGTTGGCACTATCATCAACCGCACTCGCCTTGGCGTTGGCATTCGTAGCCACGATAGACGGGATGGTAGCGATGATGATGTCCTCGGGCTCAATACGGTCGTCCAGACGGCGAAGCGTCTCACGAGCAAAGAATTCAGGGGAGATGCCAGGAATCTGCATCAGGATAGGAGCCAGACGCTCCCAGTTCTGGATTTCCGACGCTTTGTTGGGTCGGCCAGAGGAGCCAGCCTCGATGTCAAGGTATAGGGCTTCAGCGATTTCATTGCGGCTAAACTGAGGCCAGACAGCCCCAGGACCTACAACTTTTAGGACAAACTCCTGAGAGAACTCCTTAAGCATGACCGCACCAGCCGCACGGCAGATAGCCCCAAGGAACTCGTCAAGGTCGTCAACATTAGAACCGACCGCAGACATGCGGCTAGACTCAGCCACAGACACTTCGGTAGCCGTAGTGCCAGAGGCGGCGGTTCCGCCGATATTAGCCTCTTGAGAGCCAAGAATCCGAAGCGTGTCATCCACGAGCATGCTTGTGTCGTACAGAGAAGGGTCGATGGCTACGGGCTTGATTTGCTGAAGGACGGATTCCACGCCCTGACCAGGCTGAAGGCCACGCAACTCTATGATAGAATGCGGAGGACGCTCAGACAGATTGGTCTTGTCAGTAGCGTCAAGCATGCCAAACGGAACCGCATAAGCAGGTCGGTTAGCATGACGGTGTTCACGCAGTCCCTCACGGGCACGGTTATACTCCAGTTGAACAGGACGGAGAAGTCGGACATCGGATTGGGGATAGATTTCCTTTTCGTTTTCAACTTCATTGAAGACAAGCGGGTAGATGGGCCAGAAGCCCTCAAGGTCGGGCCATGGAGATTCGGGCTCCTGCAGGAAGTCGTGGTAGCCATCAACGACGACATACTTCATCTTGTCTGACTTGGAATAGATTTCCCAGACAACACAGTTGTCATTCTGCTCGGACGAAGAATGGTGACCGACATTACGATTCTCCATGTACGAGGTAAAGGTCTTACCAAGGTCAACCTTGTAGACTTCCTTGACCGCCTCAGGAGTCATGATGAACTCCTGACAAATCCAAGCGGCACCAAGGAACGAAGAAAGGTGTCTGCACTTAGGGTCAACGATGATACTGGTAGCAGGGGGGAAATCGAACACAACGCCTTCACGAACAAGGACTTCAGGCTTAGACTGAAGGTCACGCATCATCAGTTTTAACTGCTCAGATTCAGGTGCGTCAGGCTTAAGGGTGTTATCTTCGATGTCTTGAGTGATACGCTCGATGCTGGTCAGTTGCTGCGTGATATCACGAATCTTGTCCGCATCTTCAGGGCGGGCTTCGGTGACACGCTCAAAGCCGACCTTTACGAAACCGACGCCCGTCACGCAGACACGGCGGACCAACTGCTTCATCTGAGCCTTGAAGTTAGGCTGCTGCTCATGAATAACATGGGCGAATAGGATTTCCATGGTCTTGGCGACCTTGTCCAGCATCACTCGCTTCTGGGAACCCTGGCTGAAGTCCTGCATCAAAGCCATACCTTGAGGGTCAGGTGGCATGCCCTGCTGGGCAGACATCGCAGACATGGCTTGGGCCTGTTGCAGCGTGGCTGAAGTCCCGTCCCATAATGCAAACTCAAGTCGCTTCTTACGCTTGGCCGTGGCTTTCGGATTCTTGCAATAAAGAGCCGCAACACGCTGGGCAATATGCCGTTGCGTAATGTTTGCGGTGTAGCGGTCTTCATCCATGGTGCCGCCAGCCCATTGCTTGCCAGACACGAAATCCATGTCTTCACGCATACGGGCGAACGGACGCTTCCAATGGTTCTTAGCGGCAATGACCTTCTTACACCACTCCTTGACAAGCGTGGCACGAGCCTCGTCAGGCTTCGGAGTGTCACGGCGGATACGGCCTTCGCCATCAGGTTGACCCATCATCGGGTTTTCCCCAGGCATCGGCATGCCACCCATGTTCATCATGTCGTCAGGTTCCATTTGCGGGAAAGTAGTTAAAAACCTCCAAAACGCAATAGGTTTTGTCTGCGTCGCTCATCGCCAGACGCTTGCTTAAGCCAACCCATGGTACCCGTGGCAAACCCCTCGATTTTCTTGATGACAGGATTGCGACCGCTGAACTGCTTGCTCAGGCCAAGGCCGATGTATGCCAGAGCATCGACGAAGTCATCATGCTTGGCTGCGGGGAACTTAAGGAGTTCCTGTTCAGCGTCTTGCATCCAAGGAGCGAACCGAGGGAAGTGCACCTTCCCCATGGCCATACGGCCACGAATTGCCTGGGCTCGTGTCTGCTTGTCCTTGGCTGGGGTGACCTCGTCGATAGCCCCGTAGGTGCTACGCTCTTGCATACGCTTGCGTAGGAATGGACCGATAGACTTGGAGATATGCCCCTTTTCCGCCCACCAGAGCATTGGCTTAAGTCGCTCCATGATGTCAATCATCGCCTCCACCACTTCGTCGGTCTGCTCCCGTCGCCACCAGACATCTGGCAGAATCCAGATGTCATCGTTCTCGTCCACCCCTACGGGAATCAGACAGGTTGCGTCACGGTCTTGGTCCATGGACACGGCATGGTCAGATGCCACATAGATGGTCAGGGCTTTTGGTAATTCAGATGGATTGTAATACTTAATCCAGTCCTTTTTGAAAAAGTCGCCGTCTTCAGGGGCGGGTGAGCCTTGGTACAGGGATGCAAAGCCTCGTGGGTTTAATGACCGTGCTCGCTCAAGAAAAGGGACATCAAACCGTTCTGGCCACAGGGCCTCCCCAGGCTGTCTGCCCATCGGGTCATCTCGGACAGCCAGGGCTGGCAAAGATAGAATCTTCCAATGCTTGGCTTCTTCCTCGTTGTAGTAGCCATTGGTCGGGTCAATCAGGCGGCCAATCAGGTCATCCTCGTGCCAGCGGGTCATGATAATGACCACTCGGCTGCCCACAGACATCAGGCGTGTCATGGCCACATCGGTGAACCAAGCCCACATCTTGTCACGGGTAGCCTTGGATTCAGCCTCCTCACGGTCCTTGATTGGGTCATCGATGACCAAAAGGTCAGCACCACGGCCAGTCAGGGAGCCACCACGGCCTACGAACATGGCCTGACCGCCCTCTTTTGTCTGCAGCATCTCGGCAGAAGCAGACCCCTTGCGGAGTTTGGCGGTCGGAAATAACTGTCTGTAGACTGGCATCTGCACGATTTCACGGACGGCACGACCGAAATCCTTAGCGGTGTCCTCGTTGTAGGTCGCAAAGATGGTATGGCGGTAGGGGTCCTTGCCCATGAACCACGCAGGAAAGCGACGAGATGCCAGTTCAGACTTACCGTGTCTGGGAGGCATCGTGATAATTAGCCGCTGAATCGTACCCTTCTCCACCTCCTCAAGTGCAGCCGCAATCACCTCATGGTGCTTGCATGCCGTGTATCGGCTCCTGTCTGTGTTCTCAGGGTCGTCTGGGTCTGGCAGCGTCAACTTAGTGAACTCAAGCAGACTGTTCCGTCCACGCTTGATGGACAGAAGACGCTTGGCCGCACTAATCCTTTTCAGGTGTGCGGCTTGGGCGTTTTCGGCTGTCTGCTCTGGGTTGTCGTCAGACATCAAAAATGAATTATCGGATAGGAATCCATCTGTCAACTCCACCAATGTTCACCTTAATTTCTTGAGTGTAAGTCGAAAAAGCGTTCGTGTGGTTTTGAACCACTTGATTAGTAAGAACAATGTCTGAAGCAATGTTAATAGTATTTGAGAACAAAGAAGTTCCTTGAACCTCAAATTTGGCCGATGGCACAAAAGTCGAAGGGTTGACCCCGACTCCAAGCGAACCACTTGATGTAATTACAAATGAACTACTGTCTGGATTTATATTGTCCTCGACAACTAGTGCGTGGCCTGTGCCAGTCTGGGTAATGCGAAGCAATGAAGCCGAAGTAGAGGCTGAAATAATCTGATTTGTAGAAAAGGTATTGATGGCTCCACGCAATGCCACGACCTGCCAGACATTCTGCCCATCACGATAGTTCAAGTTTGCATCACCGCTGGCAATCCACATGTCACCACTAGAGGTAGCGGCGGTTGAGCCACCAATTCCAATGTTAACCCCTGCGGCTCCGCTTACTGAGGTTCCGCTTACCTTGCCAGTAAATGCAGCCCCAGAAAGGTTAGCCTTGCCGCTGAGGGCCGTATTAAGGTCGTTTTGCGAAGCAAGAGTCCCCGTGATTCCTCCCCAAACAGCACCGCCACCACCTACAGGGGCAGTCGTAAGCGTGGTTCCATCATTGAACATGATACCGCCAGCGTCCACCTTGATTGCGGCAGTAGTGCTTGGAGCAACACCGACACCGACCCTGCCGTTGTTATCAATCACAAACGGAGTAGTGTCTGGATTGTTAGAATCCTCGACTACTAATGCGTGACCTGTCCCAAGTTGCGTAACACGCAAGGCGGCACTAGTTGTGCCAGCAGGAGCAGAAACAATCTGCGGAACAGTAAAGGTATTAGACAGATTACGAGATGCCAAGATACGCCAAGTCCCTAGTCCGTCTCGGTAATTAAGAGCAGACCCACCTGTGGCAATCCACATATCGCCAGCAGTCGTAGCCGATGTATCCGTCCCACCGACGCCGATGTTTAGTCCAGCCGCCCCATCGGTTGAGGTAAAATCAACTTTGCCAGTAAAGGTTCCGCCTGTTTTATTAACTCCAGCCGAACCTTGAGTTGTATTATCTGGGAATGTGATTCCTCCGTGTGAAATCTCCAATCCCGTATTGGTACTAGCATCCCAAACACGAAGGGTAGTACCAGCATTAGAATCAAGATAAAGAGGACGAGGAGTAACATAGTCTTGCTCCGTAGTCCGCAACCACCCCGCTTGCCAGTTAAACTCGTAACCAATAGAGCAAACCAGACTGATGCCATAATTACCGCCACGGGTGGTGTCAAAACTGCCTTTGCCGATATACTGACCAGAGGTTCCATCGAAGATAATCGGACTGGTCACAACGCCACCAGTAAAAGTGCCGCCCCCGCCGCCGCCTGTCGGAGCCGTAGTCAAAGTAGTTCCGTCATTAAACATGATACCACCAGCATCAACCTTAAGTGCGGCGGTAGTGCTTGGAGCGACGCCAACACCAATCCTTCCAGTAAAGGTTGCACCAGACAGGTTTGCTTTGCCGTCCAAGGCGGTTTGAAGCCCAGTAGTGTCACCAATGACATGAGAATGCGAAACAGGAGCATACACCCCTGTATGCAAGTGGGTTGTATCAGACTTGCCGTCCAAAGCGGTTTGAAGACCAGTCGTGTCTCCAATCACATGACCATGAGCAACTGGAGCGTATACGCCTGTATGTAGATGCGTCGTGGCCGACTTGCCGTCAAGGGCTGCCTGAAGCCCAGTCGTGTCTGCGATTAAATGAGAGTGCGTAATGGGGGCATATACACCCGTGTGCAGGTGCGTCGTAGCAGACTTTCCATCTAATGCCGTCTGAAGCCCAGTCGTGTCTGCGATAAGATGCGTATGTGTCGTGTTTGCCTTGCCAGCAAGACCAGCAGTTACCGCCGTCGTCAGGGCGTACCCAGAAAGGTCTGGTCTTGCAGACTGTTCAGTCCAGGCAGACGGGTGGGTGATGGGACCGTAGCCAGCCGCACCAATCGTAGTGTTAAACTTGAAAAACCTATTGTCTGCGGTGACCATGTCTCCAGCAGAATAGATTTTGAAATTATTGTAGTCCTGAATCTTGGCATTGATGAGGGCTTCCTGAAGGCCGACGACATTGCTGATAGGATGGGTGTGCTGGACTTCTGCCTTGGTATCAAAAATAGGAATCAATAAGGGCAGAATTTGGTTGTATACCTGGGGGACAAGCGTGCTCTGGTCTAGGGCGGAGTCACGGATATAGCCATCGTCACGCTGAATCTCAGACAGACGAGACATGATGCCGTCAAGCGTACGCTTAACGCTGTCTAGTTCGCCCTCAATCTGGACGCCAGGTTGCTGAGTGGTCGGATTGACGATGCTGAAGGACTCAAAATCGAAAATGCGATTATAGGGAAATGGAGGCTGCGACATGCGTGGACTTTTTAGAAATGGCAAAAAAATGCAAGATTAACAAAATGTCGGCTCGGATTTGATTCTGGAAAATTTTTAGCGGTTGGCCTGGTATCCATGCACGCACGACCTTTTCGGGGGGGTGGTCGGGGGTCGGGCCCACGCCCATACCCCCAGCCTACGCCCTCCTTAGGCGTAGGCGACCCAATGAATTCAATGGCTTTCAGCCATTGGCCCCATCTTTCGGTTCTTGTCTGTCTAAGACAGACAAGGGGTCCGAGGTTTCGACCTCCAAAATCGGGGTGTTTTGGCCTTGAATTAGGGCCTCCAATTCGGCCTCAGACAGGTCGGTCAATGGCCTCGTCCACGCACTTACCCCCAGCCGCATGGCCGTGCCTGTCACTCCCATTCCAGAATGCTCTAATACCCACTTAGATGCATTTAAACGCACATGGGCGGGCGTTGTTGAATCCAACAGGAGCCCACGAATGCAGCCCCACGCTATGCTCGCACCCTCTGTCTTTAGATTCTTGTCTATTTGAATCTGAATTGCCTCTCTGACATGACTGAGAGTCAACTGTCTGTATCCATAAGATTCTGTCTTTCCGACTGACTTTGATGCAGAACAGGCGTCCCCACCGTTCCTAACGAATTCTTTGACAAAGTCTGTCTGAATAGCGTTCAGGTCATCATGATGCGACGCCGAAAAAAATCGGCCTGTCTTGGCATCGTTTCCGACCCCATTTTGATTGGGTTTTCTGTCTTGGCTGTCTGATTTTTTTGGGGAAATTTCCATTTTTTGAAAAGTGCGTTTCGACCAATAAAAATGGGGTCCAAATCGACCTCTGTCAATCGATGTCTGAAAAAATCTGCTCGACATTTTGGAGGTGATTGGGCAAAACAGTTTTCGCCATGCCAAAAACCGCATCCCAAAACGCCCCGCTGACCCCTCTGGTCATCGGCCTCACCCAAAACCCGACCCCTGTCTGTCGCTGTCAGACGCCTCAGGTCACCCACCCACCCCACAGCCCCAGCCACCAGCCCGCTGGAAATCAGACGGCGGAACCGACTCCTTCCCCTATGGGGAATGTGAACGGTTCGCCCAGCAACGGTTCGCCGTCTGAACCTTCCCACGAGCCCACCCCCAGCCACCAGCCCGCCCAGCCCACGGAGCCTTCGGCTCAGACGGCCCCCAATTCCACCCCCCAAAATTCCACCCAAAATCCCATGCCCAACATCCCACCAGCCCAGCCCCAGCAGCCCGCCACCCCGAACCTCAAGGCTTTAGCCTTGGAAGCCTTAATCGGCCCTCGGGGAACCATCAAGCCGTCCTCTGGACGGAATGGTAACAAGAACCTCATCAAGAAGTGGCTCACCGAGAAAGGCGTAGCCTTTTCGGTGTCTGGTTGGGCCACGGTCAAGGAACTTGGTGCTGTCTATAATGACACTACTGACACCATCCTGAATCAGATGCTTCAGAAGTCTTCGACTTCTGCCCAGCCCAATCAGCAGAATCAGCAGACTCAGCAGACTCCGTCTGCCCCGACCGCCCAGCCCACGACCCCTCAGACAACTCCGTTGTCTGTTCCGACTCCCAAGACCCCGAAGACGGCGAAGCCGATGAAACATGCCCTTCACGACGAAGTCGTGGAAGTGATGTCTGTCGGTCTGAATGCCTTTGTCTTCGGCCCTGCTGGAAGTGGTAAGACCACTTTGGCTGGTTCGGTCGCTAAGTCCTTGGGACTTAGGCTGTTCATGACAGGAGCAGTCCGTAAGGACTTCAAACTGTTCGGTTTCATCGATGCCCATGGCAACTATCGGTCTACGACCTTCCGAGATGCCTTTGAAAACGGCGGTCTGTTCCTGTTCGATGAAATCGATGCCTCAGACAGCGGTGTCCTTCTCCAACTGAATGCGGCCTTGGCAAACGGAGTTTGCGACTTCCCCGATGCCACCATCAAGGCTCACCCTGATTTCAGGGTGATGGCTTCAGCCAATACCAACGGTGACGGTGCTACTGCATCTTATTCGGCAAGACAGTTGCTGGACGGTGCTTCTAAGGACCGATTCATGACCTTCACTTGTGACTATGATAACAGTCTGGTGAAGCAAATCGTGGCGGACATGTGCAAAAATCCTACGGATTTGGCTGTCTGTCTGGATTGGAATGACGATGTCTGTCTGATTCGCAAGTTGGCTAAAGCCAACAGCATCAACCTCATCCTCAGCCCCCGAGCCACCTTCATGGGAGTGAAACTCCTGACGAATCCGAATCGCAAGGTCTTTAAGACCAAGGCCGATTTGATGGATGGCCTTGTCTGGAACAAACTGTCTGACGAAAATACCCGAAAGCGTCTCAAGGGCCTCTTTGAGGCCGAGAAAGCCAAGGCCATCGTCACCCCCGCTGTCACCGCCTAACCCTACTGTCCAAAGGACAGCCCCTCACCCCGAGGGGTTGTCCGAAGGACAACCAACCAAAAAAAACACATGTCTAACGACCAACTCAAGGACCTCATGGTCCTTCCCAAAGAGCGACAGACGGTCAGTCTGTCTGAAGGTGTCCGTCTCACTTCGGAGTTCAAATCCATCGGTGGATTTGTCCTGCTGGAAGCAGACAGCATCGAAAAGTATCTGGCCTTCCAGACCGTCTTCGACGGTAAGGCTACGGGCCATGAACGGCATTCCCGAACCAACTCTGCCTCCAAGTCTTGGGACTTGAATACGGGTTGGGAAGGCCACCAGAAGATTCTGGTGGAAGGCTGGAAGGCTGGTGTTGACGGTCTAAAGACCGCCCAAGCCACCTTCCCTTCGACAGGTTCCTTCGGAAAAATCCCAGACAGCGACATTGCTGGAGGTTCGCTTTGCGTAGCAACTTACTGCTCTGGTGCTCCAGACTACTACGATGTAGACCCCGAGGAAGACAGCCTTGGTTCCACCAAGGTCATCAAGTTGGTGGTTCCTGTCGGTGCTACTGCTGGATACTCTGCAGAGTATCTGTTCAATCGTGGTGCTGGAATCGTGGCGGCAATCCAAGCAATCGAACGGTCTGGAAAGCAATGTGAGGTCTGGGCTGAATCTGCGGCCACGACCTCTGGTCAGCCAATCTGTCAGCGTGTCTTAATCAAGTGGGCTGGTTCTCCTCTTGACCTGAATACGATGGCTGTCTGGTTGGCTCATCCTGCCACCTTCCGACGACTGTTCTTCTCTGGTCGAGAATGTCTGTGGAATTTCCAGACCCCTGTGGGGTCTGTCAGACACATCCTCGGCGGAGACTACGGTTCGACCTGTCAGGGTCCTACGGACAAGATGTCTGAAGGCACTATCTACTTGCCTCTGGCAAGAGACGGTAACTACGGCACTCCCAAGGCGGCCCTTCAGACTCTGTCTGAAATCTTCAAGTCCGCTGGGTTCTCCTTGGACTTCGGTGACCTGAGCAGCATGTAAGGACGAAACAGACACCCTTCGGGGTGTCTGTCTTGCGGTGAAACCGCAACTGATGAGTCCATCAGACAACTTTTCCCACCATGAAAAACCAAACCAAAATCCCCGCCAAACTCATCGCTCGTCCTAAGGACGAACTGCTTCCGCTTCGTCTGACCGACGCCCACAAGGAGGTGCTCAAAGACGGACGAAAGGTTCGACTGCTGTCTAAGTTGGTCAAGACATCCCCTCATTGGGGAACTGTCTGGGCTGAATTCGACGGCCTCCTCTGGGGCTTCGCCGTCTCCAACTACGCTCAGACAATCTCGGTCGGTGACCCCGAAGACAGCAACGAGAACCCCGAAGTCATCGATGTCGATGTCTGGTCGTTCAATACGGCCTACATGGAAGGCCGAATGGTTACTGTCTGCAAGGAACTCATCGAATACCCCTCTCTCTAATCCCAACATGAAAATCAAAATCACCCCCCACCAAGCCGTCATGGCTGAAGTCGAAACCCTCAGACAAAACCGTCTGGCCATCCTGTCTTTGGGCGTCAAGGGGTTTACCCCTTCCCAGATTCAGAGGATGTCTGACATGGTCGAGGAACTCGAAAAGAAAATCGCAGACTTCACCGAAGGTGCTCCGACTGACCACGGTCCTTACGCAGACAATGGCATTGGCTACAAACGGTATGTCTGCGAGACGAATCCTGCTGGATTCTGTCTGTCTGTTCAGAACCACATCGCTGAACTTGTCTACGCAATCCGAATCAATCCGTCTCGTAAGGCCCCCATGGGATTCCATGAAGACGGAATCGATGCGAGCATGGCATGTGGCGTCTATCACCCCAGCAACTTCATCAACTTAGACACCATCATCAAAAAGGCTGTCTGTCTGGACGAAGACATGTGGGAGCACTTCGTCGTAGCCCCCATTGAGGGCGAAGACAAGGAACTGTCTAAAGACAGGCATAAACTCTGGTGCTTCACAGGCATCAGCCCCAAGACACGCATCTACGAGCGTGGCAATCGCAAGGGCGTCTGACCACCCACGCAACCCCAGCCACCTGCCCATACATAACCTAGGCACAATACGCATGAGAAAGAAAGGTGCTTGACAATCGACAAATTGTAGGCATCTTTCCAATCGAGCATCACCTCCCAACCCACAAAAAAACCAATGAAATCCGCACCGCAATACGGCATCGTCATCCAGAATCTCATCGCTCTGGACGAACTGCACAACGAGGTCACGAACCGCCTGTCCCACATCGAGGCCAGCGTGGAAACCTACCTCGAAAATCCCAAGCACATCAAGAAGCCCGACACGCTGGGCAAGTGGAGCAAGCGTAATGCTGGCCCCCTTGCAGACATCGAACGAGCCCTTGACGACATCGGACAGGCCGAAGGCCACCTGACGACTCTGTCTGCCAACCTTGACCGCTGGCTAGACACGAAGTCTCCTGTGGACGGCGTGCCCAGCGAAGACATCAAGTTCGTGGACTATGTCCACATCATGGCTCGTCTGGAGGAAGCCCGTCTGAATCTCCAGAATGCGGAATGGCTCGTCAGCCAGCCCGAGTTCGTGACCTTCATCACCCACATCGAAGACAGCATCTAATCCCTTTGCCTTGTCTGTCTGAGGTTCATGTTCCCGAACATACCTCATTGAACAGGCGAACCCAGACAGACAGGCATCCACTCTCACCCACCCAGACACCCCCACATATATGCCCACCATCAAGCCCACCATCCACAACCCAGACGGCAATATTTTTGCCATCATCGGCATGGCCCAAGCGGCCCTCCGAAATCGTCCGACCTCGCTCGACCTTTTCAAGGCGAAGGTCAAGACAGCGATGTCTGACGGAACCGACTATGACGGCATGCTCGTCATCATCCAAGAATTCGTGAACATCGAAATCGACTAACTTTTCACCCACCCAGACAAACCCAAAATAATACCAACATGCCCAAAGCCCAAAAGCCCAAGTCCACCCCCGCCTTCCTCGTGGAGGTCGTGACCACCACGGTCGGGAAGAATCTCAAGGTCACCCCTGTGACCGTGGGAGACTTCACCGACATCCACAAGCACCTCGGCATCGAAGGCGGGACCTTCACCTTGGTCCGTCTGAACACCTACGGAGATGTCATGTATGTCGATGACGAAGGTGCTCTCAAAGAGAACACCCTGATGTATCTGAACGGCAACTATCCCATCTACGGCAAGGGCCTTGTCTTGGGCTCGACCGCAGACGGAGATGACAAAGCCCCGCACATGAACATGCAGGAAGTCGCAGACATGTGCCACCACTTTGAGGCCCGCCCCTACTAACCTTCACCCACCCAGACACAACCAACCAGACACAACCATGAGCGAACCCATCCAGACCAACCACACCCAGCCCGACCTGTTCACCAGACAGGCCGAGGCTGTCCACGAGTTCAAGGCGAAAGCCTTGTCTGTCATGCGAGACGATGTCGCAGACAGGAAGCACCTCATCGATTCCTGCGTCAACTACATGCTCGCCATGCAGAGGGACATGAACCGAGTCCACGACAACCTCGCCATCGTCAGACAGCAACTCGAAAGCCGTGACTACGAGCGAGTGCTCAAGAACATGGAAGACGCTGGCTGGGTCATGTCTGTCATGAGGGGTCGAATGAACCGTCTGTCCAAGGACTTGGTTCAACCCCTTTACAGCGAACGCCTCGCAGACAAGGTCGCCTCGCTCACCGAAGACAGGCCCATCCGAACCGTCACCCCAGACACCTCTGTCCAGAAATAACTCTCACCCCCAACCCAGACACACCATGAGCCAACAGACAGACATGAACGGCATTCCCCTCCCTCCGCCCCCTGCCCCCTCGCAAGAGTGGGTAGACAAGAAGGCCACCGACTTCCTCGCTTGGGGTCGTGGCTCTTGGGGCCAAGGCCCCTATGACCAAGCCCGTTATGACAACGGGACGATGCTCCGCATCTGGACCGCCATCGCAGACAAGGCCAAGGCCCACGCCGAGTTCCTGTCTGACAAGACGCCCCACGAAACCAACTAACCCTCACCCCCAAAATAAAATACGAACATGACCAAGTCCCCCGAAGCCATCACGAACGAAATCATCGCCATCCACGAAACTGTCTGCGACCTCAAGCGGAAGGCCCAGATGCTCGCCACCTCCGACAAGCCCGAAGACAGGACGACCTACTTGGCCCTCAAGGCCGAGTGGGGTGTCTTGGAGAACAAGGTCGTGGACCTCGTCATCGAGCGTCGCCACGCCTTCCGTCTGGAGGCCATGCAGGAGAAGGCAGACATCAAGCACGACCTCGATGAGGAGATGGAGCCCATGACCCATGACGAGGAGATGGACCTCTATGACAGCATCGAGTCTGCGAATCCGTCTGGCCGTGATTTGCCAGACAGGAACGAAGACGGCGAATACCTCAACGGCGGAGGCTACATGCCGTAAGACAGACAACTCTCACCCACCCAGAAAAACATACCTATGCCCACCCCCGAAAAAGAAATGTTCCTCATCGGAACCATCATGTCTGTCTGCATGGCAGACTTCAAAGCCAAGAACGAGGTCCCCAAGTTGGAAGACAGGCTTCCGCTGGGCGACCTCGCCATCACCGCTAGGGCCCATGAAGCCCTTGGCGACAAGGTCTGTCTGCATCTGGGCTTCGCTCAGAATGCGACCGTCTGGGGGAACACCCTCGGAGACGAAGACAGACAGACGAACGACATGGCCATGAAGAATGGCGGTCGCATCCTGTCTGCTTGGACCCTTGACGGAGAAGGTTACTATGTCATCACGGAGCACGACCGTTCCGTCACGACCATCATGCGAAAGGAAGACTACTAAAAACAAAATCGGGCAACATGCTTGACAGCCTAATAATTGTAGGCATGTTGCTCGATACCACTTTCCCCCCAATGAGCAAAAACCCAGCACAGCGGCCCACGGCCCTCACTAAAGCGTTCCGTCATCTCCTGCACGACTACATGGTCGAGCGTGATGAAGGCAGGACGCCCTACACCTCCAAGGCGAGCGATGCCTACAAGGAGGCCCACCGTAAGTTTCAGGAGATGGCTCTGGAGGCCGACCAAGGTGTCGCCTCCGCTGTCGTCGCCTCCGTCTGTCGGACGGTCTATGACGAAATCAAGGACAAGAAGGGAGACGGCATCGAGGCCATCCAGCGATGGGACTTCGGCATCCTCCGTTCCCTGTCTGTCTTCTACTCGTCCATGAGGATGTCTGGCGAAGACAACTTCCTGTCTGAGAAACCCCTTCCCCCCAACAACAACCAAGATACCAAATAATACGAACATGACGAACAACCAGAACCAGAACGGTGGCTTCGACCCGAACGGTCACCACATCGCCATGGAGGCTCAGGAATTCCTGAACTTCCTCGGACACATCACCCAAGCGACCGTCATTGCGGCGGTCACCGCTGGGTCCATGTCTGAGGACATCAAGAAGATTGAGGACCTCCTGCAGGACGGCAAGGTGGACGAGGCCCTGAAGGAACTGCAGTTGATGAAGCGTGGCATGGTCCTCATCAGCAAGACTGTCTGCAAGGTCGGTTCCGAACTGACCCTGCACGACCAGAAAATCTGCGAGGGCTGTGAGGCCAAGGGCATGTCCGTGGAGTCGGTGACGGCCACGCACATCGAACGGTTCCAGCAAGACACGAAGGGCTTCATCGATGAGTTCTTCTCTGCGACCCCGCACACCAAGATTGTCAAGCCGCCCGAAGGCAAGAAGAAGAAGGACGATGACATCGACCCCTTCAGTTCGGGCTCTCGGTTCAACTAAGAACCAGACAGGACGAAACAGGCAGACGCAACAGGCATGGTGCGTCTGTCTGTATCTGGGTGAGGCCCAGACTGACGAGTCCCTCGCAGAGACAACTTTCACCCCCAACCAAAAACCAAACAACCAGACAGACATGAAGCACAACAACCGAAACCGTAAAGGCAACAAGCGGGCCGTCATCCTCGTCACGCAGATAGACATGCTCCCTCTCCATGAGGACGGCATGTGGGTCGTGCGGGAGGAGGTCTACGACAATCAGACAGGCAAGGCCGAGCAGACGGTCGAGCACAAGTTCGTCCACAAGGCGGACGCCCAGAAGTTCATCGACTCGTGGGTCGGCCAACTCTAAGACAGACATGGCCATGGAATACAGAGAGCACCTGTTCACAGACAGGCTCAACACGGACGCCATCGTGTCCTTCCACCTGAAGGTCGTGCCCAAGCCAGACAACAACTTCGGCACAGCGACCTATATCCTGCTTGGTGATGACGGCGAAGACAGGACCTTCATCGACCACTTTGAAGACACAGTCTCCAGACCGAGCAATGTCTGGTTTGAGCCCATGACGATGGGCGTGGAGGTGAACTCCGTCCGCATCGCCAAGAACTTCCTGTCAGACAGGTTCGGCCACGGGACCGATGACTATGCCTGTGGTCCGTGCTATCTGGCAGGACAGGCGTGGGTGTCGTTCCGAGACAGACACGGTCGCCGTCTGGGGCTGTCCTTTGACGAGGTGTCCAAGGTGGTGGCAGACACGATTCGCTGGCGGTTCCCGCTGGACGAGATGGTCCTGCATTCTGCGGCCATCAGTCGCAACGCATCCCGCATCCACCCCACGCCGTGAAGCCCCCGCTTTGGGGGTATGTCCTTTGGCTGGCCATGCTTGGGGTCGGGGTCGTCTTGGCTGGCCTAGCCATCGCCGCCTGTGCCACGACCTTTCGCTTCCGTCCTTAGGTCCTGCCTTGCCCCTGTAGGCCCTTGAGCCACTCGGGCATAGCAGGACTAGGGTCGCAGGGGTAGCCGTCCCTGCCGACCCACGGAGAGGGGTCGAACTGTTGGCGGTAAGGCATGACCTGAACGGTGACTCCGTTCATCTCCTGCTTGGTCCAGATTTTCTCCACGACCAGAGACGAGACAACGCAGTCGTCTGGCAGGATGCCATGCTTGACCATGACATCGAGGACGAGTTTGGCTAGGTTGTCCGTGTCTGGTCGCTGGAGGTGTGGCTGTCCGTCTGCTCGCCCAGCCTTGGGCTTACGCCCGACCACGACCTCGTAGCCAAAGCGGAACTGCATGCGGACGGTAAGGCCGCCTGTCCCGATGAGGTCTGGCATGACCTGTTTGCCCCCGACCACAGACAGGGCTCGTTCGCACGCACGCTGCACGCAGCCCAGCCAGAATTTCGCCTTGGTGTCTGCGATGGAGATGACACGCCCTTTGGCGAAGCGAGGTCGAGGCTGAGGGCGAGGATGTCCGTAGGCTACGATGGTGATGCCATGTCTGGTGTCTGTCGTCATGTCTCCAAGTTGGCGGCAGACATCCAGGCGGGTCAAATCGATTCTGTCTGGCCAGGGGACGGGGTTGGCTAATCAGTATGACAGTTGTCTGATGGCTAGACCTGCCTGTTAAGGCATGGGCGTAGCCCTTGAGGACACCATACTATCTTATAGTCCTCGTGTCCTCAAAATTTAGCGTTGATAGTCAACGACTTACGAAAGTGCTTTTCCGTTTTGAGGACGCGGCTTTGAGGACACGCTAAGTCATTGCAATACAGACACTTACAAATTGGCGTCCTCAAAAAACGCTCTTGAGGACACGATTTTGAGGACGGGCGTCCTCGACCACAATTCGTCGGGTTTACACCACATTTCGTCGGGTTTGTCTGGCATGTCTGCAGACAAAACAGCCAGACACGCCTCAGACACGCTGCAAGATTCGTGTTTGACATTTGCGTAGATAAATTACTAATGTCTCACCGAGACATTAGTAATTTACCCCAATGTGAATGTGGGCCGATTACTTCTTTTCCAACTCAGCGATACGCCGATACAGTTCAGCGTTCGTCCTGTCATAGGACTCGCACCGCATGCGTAGGTGGGCGATTTCCAGATACGCCTTCGTGAGTTGGTCGAGCGTTTCGTTCAGGCGGGATTCTTCTTCGGGTGTCATGTTGGTGTTAGTTGTGGAGGTGAAAGTTGAGTCTTATTAACGCCCGTTGTTTCACGGGCGGGGCCAGACGAGGATTGAAGCCGATGGCCTTGAAGCCAGCGAACCCCATCGAGTAAGACAGATAGACATGCTGCGGGGTCGCAGCAACCCCAGATTCAGACAGACGCTTCATGTGCCAAGCCAGCAGCCAGCGGGCGATTTCCCGATGCTGGTCGGGCGTGGCCTTCTGTCTATTGATTCGTGTTTGATTATGCGAGGCCCTGAAGTCGTTTGCTGTCTGCCAAGCCGACTCCCAGACCTGCCACGCTCCGATGGCCCTGCCGCCATCTCCTATGGCTTCGTGTTTGAAGTTGGACTCCGTCCGTGCGACCGCATCGACGAAAGGTTCGGACGGCATGGCTACCGCCAGCAGTAAGACAGCCATCATGACACGGGCCTCCACTTATTGCGGGCATACAGGGACGCCCACATGTCTGCCGTCTCCTTGCCGTGGAGCAGGACGACCTTCTTCTCATGGGGCGTCAGCAGTTTGAGGCCAGCCTTCAGGATTTCTGGCCTACGCTTCTTCGTCTTCTTTGCCATCGATGTATTTGTCTAGTTGTCTGTCGATATACTCGCAGTTGTTCTTGAGACGCTCAACCTCCAACTTCAGGCAAGCGACTTCGTGTTTGAGTTTCTTGTTCTCCGCCCCGAGGTCACGCCCGAGGTAGCCGAGTTGCAGGATGCTCTTGGCGAAGCCCTCGATGATGCCATCCCGATAGTCCTGAGGTAGTTCAGACATGACGCTTGGGTCCCATCTGGGGTTTGGGCACGGGTGCGTTGTGCTTCTTGACCCATCGATACAGGCGATTGCGTCCGATTTTCTCACGGTCTTCGACCGCCCGAATCGAGCCAATCCGCAGGGCCGACTCGTAGAGAGCCCGCATCCATGAGTATTGGAGGTCGGGGGCCAAAGCCTCGAAAGCCTTGGACTGTCTGGTTTTTTTATTCTTGTTCATTTTGTATGTCGAAGGTGTTGTTCTGGAGGATTGCGAATTGGTCAGTCCGCATGTGTCTGATGACGCCGTCCTTTTCCATGACCACGGCGAAGATGTCATTGCTCCAAGTGCCGCCGTCACGGACATACATCAGCCAGCCATAGCCGATGTCTGTCTTGACGGGGATGGGGTTTCGGAACTCGTGAATCATTTGATTTGGTTGATGCGTTTGGTCTGGTTGTCGTAGACGAACCTGTCCCAATGCGGGACATCGAGGTAGGCCCCCGAAGACAGTTCGGCTCCGTCGCTGTCAGTAGCGTAGGTCCCTGTCGGGATGTCCAGCCACTTCTTGTCCTTGGTCCCCTTGGCCGCACAGGCCACGAGCCCTTCACGCATCATCATCTTGGATACGAGCGTGTCGAATTCGTGTGCCCCTGTCGTCTGCAGGACCTTGGGCAGTTCCGAGCGTCTGCGATACAGGCCCGACTTGGCGTTCTTGCCTTCGATGGAGTAGGGGTGACCGCACTCCGCCGCATGCTTGACGGCGAACAGGAGCCATGCTTCTCGCTCGCCCATGTTCACGGCGTTGAAGATGTCTCGCTCCGTCACATCGCACAGGAGGCCAGACGGCTGTCTGAGCAGGGACATTTCCGAGTCCAGCATCTCAGGGTTGTTGGCCTTGATGACGGCCATTTTCCAGAGGTGGTGACGCTTCGGCGGGATGCCCATGCCAGACATGCGGCGTTCGTAGTCAGACGCATGCCAGATGCCGATGACGGAACGGAAGGCGGCGGGCAACGCAGACGAGCCACGGACGGCGGACTTCATGTCATCCACGCTACGGATAGGCTCCTCGCCCTGCTTGCGGATGTGGTGGGTGATGATGAGGGCCGAGCCGAGTTCACCGCAAATCTGGCTGGCGACACGGATGAACTCGTTGATGATGGTGGCCGAGTTCTCCTCGCCGTGCATGACCGAGTTCAGGGTGTCGATGACGACCAGACGCAGGTCTGGCAGTTTGCGGAGGTGGCCCATGAGTTCGACCCACTTCTTGGACGGTCTGGCCTCCTGTGTCTTAGGGTCCTTCTCCACCAAGGCGAAGGCTCCGCCCGTGTTGATTAACGGGAGGATGATGAGTCTGTCTGCGGCTGCGAAACGCATGCCCTCTGGGTCGATTTCGTTCAGACGGATGTGCAGTTCGTCTTGGTCGTCTTCGGTGGTCACGATGACCGCCGTTCCGCCCTGCTTCACATCCTTGCCGCACCACTTCTGCTCACCGCAGACACCATGGCATGCCACCTTCAGGGCTAGGTCGAGCATCAGGAATGTCTTACCCGCACCGCCTTCGGCCACGAGCATCTGGTGTTTGCCCGCCAAGATGAGCCTGTCTACGAGGAACTTGCGGGTAGGCGGGTCGCCCGCAGACCAGCGGTGTGCCGCCCACGCCAGCAGACCTTCGCCCGTGTCGTTCTGGACGAGAGGCTTGTCTGGCTCTGGGACAGGGCCATGGGCCGTGATGTCCTTACGGAAGATGGCGTTGAACTCCTTGATGCTCCGAGGCAGGGGCCACGGCGGGACCATATGGGTGTCTACCCAGCCGATGGTCCGTTCAAGGGCCTCCTGCTCCGTCAGTTCATTGCGTCTGACCGCCGAGATGAACATGCCAGCGACACGGCTGAACTGCGACCAGCGTGTCATGTCGCCTTCGCCACCTTCGTGGACGGTGTCCAGAAGGTTCAGAGCCCGAAATTCCCCCTGCACGCCTTCGGCGGAGGGGGCCTTCGTCTTGCGTTCCACGGCTTGTCCAGCCAGCGGGACCATCTGTCTGATTGTGTCTGCGACATGCTCTGGGGCGTACGCAGCGTCCTCCATTCGTTCACGGATTTCTACCAGCGTCATCTTGCCGTTCTTGCCATGGATGGAGCCAGCCAGACGGATGGGCTGGTGGGCCCGACCGTACGGATTCCCGTCCGTTCCGATTCCGAACTGCGGGTCGCCTCCGATTTTGGAAGCCAATTCGTGTCTGATTTGGACGACCTCCTGCGGAGTGCCGACCCTTCGGGCGAGCGAAATGTACGCATGGAGTTTGTCATGGCCCTGCTCTGTCTGACCGCCTGAGGCGACGACCATGGACGGCTCGATGCCAGACTTCCTGACATGCTCGATGCCAGACCACGGGTTACCGCTGTCGATGTCCACGCAGACGGTATCGAACCGTAATACATTGTTTGACTTGGCTTCGGGCTGGCTGAAAACGGCGGGCACGATGAATGAGCCGATGCCGTGGGCGGACCAACGCAGGACATGCTGGTAGATGACTTGGTCGAGTTTGTCTGGGCAGTCGAGGGCGGGCTGAATCATGATGTTCTCAGCGAACACGCCCTCCTTCTCCGTGCCCTTCTCGCCGATGCCACGGATGCACACCCACTCCCCTTCGGAGAAAGGCGTCTTGAACAGCAGACCGAGGTGGTCGCTGACGCTCTTGAATAGAGGTGTCATTTAGAACTCTTGGTGTCTGTTGACGATAAAGACAGGGGTGCCTTCGCCTACCCACGAGCCGACGACATTGAAGTCCATGAACTCCACGGCTTCGGCATAGTCCATGCCGTCACGGTACATGAGGATGTGGATGCAACGCTCGTAGTGGTAGACGATGAGGGCGGGGCGGCCAGGTTGAGCCACGGTGTGTCCGACTGCGGCGTCATCGAACCCATCTGCGGCAAGCATGCCGTGGAACTGGGTCGGGAGCGTGGACTTCTTCTTCCGAGGTTTCGGTTTTTTCTTCTTCATTTTAGCCATGATGGGATGTTGGTTTCGGTTTCGGTTTGGGTGGTGGAAATCTTGTTGTGGCAACGCTTCTTGTAGTCGCACCACATGCATCCGAAATTGGACGGGTCTTGGGATGCCTTGCTGAGTTCTTCGGGCGACTGCGTGGCCACGATGCGTACGGCCTTGTCGCTCAGTTTCTGGGCGGCGTGTTGGTCGAACACGATGACCTCCGCATACACATCGCCGCTGTCACGGTTGATGCAAGTGAAAAGACACCACGACAGGTCGAGGTAGGCCATGTAAATCTGAGCCTGTGCCCAGTAGACAGGTTTGGATTCCTTGATGCCCTTCTTGAGGACATCGTCGAACGACTTCTTGCCGAGGGCTTTGCTTTCCCAGAGTGCGGGCCACTTGTGCCCCATGTCTGGTCCGTCCGTGATGACGCCGTCGATGTGGCCCTTGAGGCGACCTTCGGCTGCGGAGAATCCGAACTGCTTGCCGTCCTCCTTGTGCGTCTTCACCTTGAAGCCAGACAACTGCATGTATTCGGCCATGCGTTCTTCGCCGTCGTGGCCCATGTCGAAGATGCGGATGGTCTTGCCCTTGAACTCAGCACCCTCGTCCTTCGGGGTCTGGTGATACTCGTAGCCGAGGGCTCGCTCGCAATGACCGCCCCAGCGGGACGCACCAAGGTACTTGCGTGGGGCTTGCGAACTGTTGCGAGCCATGCATGCCTTGTCCATGATTTCGGAGAACTTGTCGGAGAAGGTTTTTTCCTTCTCGACCTTGGGGGAAAATAGAGGGTCCATTATTTCTTAGAAGTGATTCGCTTGTATTCATAATACGCTTCGCACAGGTGCAACAGCGTTTTCGGGTCCACGCAGATGGTCTGCGAGCCGCCTTCTTCCATGTGTGCGGAAAGCGTGGCCGACAGTTCGGCCACATGCCTGATGTATTCTTCTTCTGCGATAGGCTTCTTAGGAACCTTATCTTCGTTGATGTTTTTCGGTTTCATGGGAGGATAAATTATAGGTTGTGAATGGCTTTGGCAATGCGTTCCTCGTTGAATTTCCAAGTCAGCCGACAGGTGGCGGAGTAGCGGTTGACGGAGGAAATGAAGCCAAGGCCGAGCATCTGCTTCTGTCTGTCTGTGGCGGGTAGCCGTAGCCAAGACTTGGACTTACGGGCGAAGTCACGGTCGCCATGCTCACGCATGTAGTCATCGGCGGAGGCTATGCACGGAACCCGTGCATCCGAGCGATTCAGGACACGGACCTTACCTTTGGCGACGGAGCCCAATGCGACGAATCCGTCGTTTACGGCGACGACCACGGCCCACGCAGACAGGGCGGAGCAGACAGACGCCGCACCATCCCAGAGCGTCTCCCAGCGGAAGGGGCTGGCCTCGATGATTTCGACTTCGGTCATGGCAAACCTGTCCAAGGCTTCCCGTTCTTCGCCTTCGGGCTTGCCGACCTTGATGTAGGCGTAGCCGCAGACAGGACATTCGGTCAGCCACGCAGGGTGCAGCGTCTTGCAGTTCGGGCATTCGATGGGGGCGGCCTCCCGCTTCTCCTTCTCGATAATCTCCGTGCTGGCATCGATGTCGCCGTGTGTCAGGATGCTGTGGCCGAAGTCCATTATCAGACAGTCAGATTTGACCACATGCGGGTATCGCTCGGGGTCAAGTTTGCGTAGCCCACGCCCAATCATCTGAATCATGGTGCTTTTGTGGCTACACGGCCTGAGCAGGATGACGCAAGACACGGGCTGGCAGTCCCAACCTTCGGTCAGGACGGCCACATTGACCAAGACCTTGAACTTCATCTGGTCGAAGGCATGCAGGGTGGCCCGTCTGTCGTTGTCTGCCATGGCCCCGTGGACGACACGGGCGTCGATGCCGTTGGCCGTAAACTCTGTCGTGATGTCTTCGGCGTGTTTGACCGTGCTGCAGAAGATTACTGTCTGTCTGTCTGACGACTTCTCTTTCCATTCCCTGCAGACAGCCTGGTTTACCACCTGCTTATTCATGATGGCCTCGACCTCAGACATGTCGAAATCATTGGCCGTCTTGCGGACTTTGGACAGGGAGTCGCCCAGCCCAAGGTTGATTACGAAGGTGCGGGGCCTGACGAGATGGCCTGAGATGATGAGTTCAGACAGCGAGATGGAGTCGCAGACATTGCTGAAGACGGACTGCAGCCCTTGGCTGTCGCCACGCTGCGGCGTAGCCGTGACCCCGAAGATGCGAATCTTGGGGTTTAGTTCCTTGGCCCGATTGATGATTTTCTGGTAGGAGTCGGCGGCCACATGGTGGGCTTCGTCGATTACCAGCATGTCGAACGCTGGCATCTGGGCGAGGGTGTTGTCTCGGCAGAGTGTCTGGACCATGGCGAAGGTGCTTGGCCCGAACGCCTTTTTGTCAGCGTTACAAATGACGGCCTTTCGGCCAGTTATGTTAACAAAGGTCGCCAAGTTCTGGTTGACGAGTTCGTCTCGGTGCTGGATGACCAGCACGGAGCCGTCGTGGTCGGCACAGACAGCAGACAGCATGACAGTCTTGCCAGCCCCAGTCGGGGCGATGGCAATCGTGTTGCGATGTTCTTTGAGGGCCTTACTTACCCGTCCGACCAACTCTTGTTGGCGAGGTCTAAGAATCATCTGAAAAGGGGGTGCCTTGAAGCAGAGGCTTCCCAAAAAAAGCGTACTTCATTAGGCTGTCTGAGTTCATAGAGGAAACCGAAAAGAACCCCTATGGTTCACCAGCCGAGGACTATTGGTTAAGGTTTTAATGCTTAGTCTTTGGGAAACCAAGCACATTCTTCGGGATTAGAAGGGGCCGTTCGGCTTCGGGGTAGACAGGAAGGAGGGCTTGCCAGACAGCGAACTGCCGACCGAGCCACCGCCACCCATCACCTTCTTGAAGTTCTCCGAGGTGCCGCTTTCAGGGTTCGGGCTGAGGAAGTCGGTCACGCTGTTCTTGTCAGAGAAGCCGCCTGTGCCCGCCTTGATGCCGACCTTGATGGCGACCGTCTGACCGCTGAGGGCGGCGATGAGGGCCTCAAGGTTGGCGAACTTGCCATAGGAAGCCTC